AACAGATTCATGGTGGTCAAGGAAGGCACACGCCCAGCAGAGGGCTACGATCCTCGTTGGTGGCCGCACTTGTGGAGAGTTAAGTTAGGCACTATCACTGACTCGCAAGAGTACCGTGACATACTTGGTGATGGCACAGAGGCAGAGGATCTGCGTAATCTTATTTCGACTTACCAGACAGAACTTCGTGCGCAGGATCGTGTCATGGAGCAGGCAGAAGTAGATGTGCCTCACATGCCACATACCCGTGAGCGCAGACATTTGTTTGTGGATCCCAACTTGCCCACACCTCCCAGCATTGCCATGGAGGGTGACGGTGGAGATGATCTGCTGTTTGGAGGCACCATTGTGGGCAGTGGCGATCAGTTTCCTCAGTCAGGTGTTGCAGACGGTGACTACTATCTGCGCACAGACTTCATTCCAGACAGATTGTTTCAGAAGTCAGGCAGCCGTTGGGTTAGGATGGAGGACGAAACTCGTCAGAAGTGGACCAGCGCCAATAGAGTGCTTAAAAACTTCATTAATAACGATAACGTTACCACTAACTCCGACGACACTGATCAGGCTGAGAAAACTAACATGAGCCAGGTCGTGATGCCCAGAAACGACACCAAGCCCAGGAACAGACCCTTAGGCTACAACCCAGAACCCAAGGATAAACCATAATGGACAGACAGAGTGTATACGAGCAACTAAAAATTGACGAGGGTGTAGAGTATGAAATTTATAAAGACCATCTGGGCTACCCGACTTTCGGAGTTGGCCACCTGGTCCTCAAAAGTGATCCAGAGTATGGAGCAGACGTCGGAACTCCAGTGTCAGATGACCGAGTTAGAGAATGCTTTGAACGTGACCTTGACACCTCAGTTAGTGAGTGTGTTGCGTTATACGGAGAACAGTTTGAGCAATGGCCCGGAGAAGTACAAGAGATCCTAGTAAACATGATGTTTAACATGGGACGCACACGCTTAGGCAAGTTTAAGAACTTTCGCAAAGCACTAGAGGCTAAAGATTGGAAACAAGCCAGCATAGAAGGCAAAGACAGCTTGTGGTACAGACAAGTAACAAACAGAGCAGACAGACTAATGGAGCGGTTAAGCAATGTCGGACAAGATAAGAGTAAAGGAACTACCTGAAAATCCAGTAGAGCGCACATACGCTTTAGACGAATACACAGGCAGATTAGCAATATATTTAGATGGGCACTGGCAGTTTGCCGAAGATGTCACTAAGCGTGAATATGCTGAAGATATCATAAAGCATTTTAAGAAAACCTCAGCACTTTCCTAATGTTTAAATTTGATGAACTTAGCAGGCTACATCTGGAAGTTTCTAGCAATTGTCAGGCTAAATGTCCACTATGTCCCAGGACTGTTAAAGGAAGCACAAATCCTAATTTGACCATAAGCAGTTGGAACTTATCAGATTATCAAAAAATTCTTCCAGCTAAAGTTATTAAGCAATTAGAGTATATATTTTTTTGTGGCAACTATGGGGATCCTGCGATGTGTACAGATCTCATAGACATGATTGCCTATACCACAGACATAAATCCTAAATTTAGTTTCGGCATACACACAAACGGTAGTTTGAGAACACAGAGTTGGTGGAAAGAATTAGCCATAACATTGCCGGAGGCGCACAAGGTTACATTTGCTTTGGATGGATTATCAGACACACATGACTTATATCGCATAGGCACAGACTTTAACAAAATCATAAGTAACGCCAAGGCATTTATTGGCGCTGGTGGTCAGGCTGAGTGGCAGTTTATAAGATTCCGCCACAATGAGCATCAGGTGGCTGAGGCAAAACAAATGGCCAAAGATTTAGGCTTTATAAATTTTTGGATGAGAGATAGCAGAGAATGGAACAGCCATGAGCTTCCAGTATATGATGGCGATGCTATTACACATTATTTAGAGCCGGCCACAGACGTAAATCCAAGGATTATTACATCAGATATCATCCAAAATTTAGATAACATAATGTCAAACATGGACATAGATTGTGCTGTTAAGCACAGAAAAGAAGCATTTATAACATACGACGGTACCGTGTTGCCGTGTTGTTATCTGGGTCAGATACCACATCTATCTGTACCTGATAATGTCATTGATCAAGATAGGACTATTGCTAAAAAAATTGATCATGAATATCATGAGTTAATTTACTCCCTGGGTGGCACAAAAAATCTCAATGCTCTAAAAAACTCTCTGGATGACATCATAAACTCAGAGCAATATCAGACTGTGTGGGATACATACTGGCACGATAAAAAACTTATCACATGTGCCAAGACATGCGGCAAACAATCGGATGACGATAAATAGCGGTATGGCAGGCAAATATAACAGCATAGACGGTAAATCAGAAAACTTAGACTGGTGGTATGACAAGCAGATACGCCGCTATCTGACTCAGCTGATCAGAATCTTTAGTCACTTTCGTGTCAGAGAGTACACCGAGAAGGGTGTAAACTATAACCGTGTGCCTTGTCGTTATGCTGATAGCAGTCGTATGGTTACACACATCATGCGTAACAATTCAGAAAACATCATAAACTCTTGTCCCTTTATCAGTGTTAGTATACAATCACTCAAATACCAGCAAAGCAGAACTCAGGATCCTTTTAACGTTGATACTGTACAAGTAGCAGAGCGTGAATATGATCATCAGAACAATGTGTATGGTGAGGGGCCAGGTAACCTGTACACAGTACATCGTTATATGCCAGTGCCTTACGACTTGACCATTAACGTAGACATCTGGTCTCCCAACACTGACACCAAGTTACAGATCATGGAACAGCTCATGGTTATCTTTAACCCTAGTATACAAATACAAAGCACCAATAATCCACTTGACTGGAGTAGTATATTTGAGGTAACACTTACTGATGTAAACTGGAGTAATCGAACTGTACCAGCTGGTGTTGACGAGATCATTGATATTGCTACCATGACATTTGATGTGCCTATTTGGATAAATCCACCGGCGCAGGTTAAACGTCAGCAAATAATTCAGACCATAGTTACAAATATATTTTCCGATACTGACGACGACATCTACGGATTTGATAGTCAGTTCTATGACTTCTTTAGAACAGTGCCTGAAACACCTGAACAACTAATTATTACACCCAACGATTATAGACTTAAAGTTGAGGGTTCTGAAGTACAACTACTTACCAGAGACTATAAGCCAGCAATATGGTCTGACTTATTAGAAGTTCAGGGAGGGTTACTAACAGATACAAGTTTACTAAAAGTAAACACTAGTGATGACATTGATAATGAGCTTGCTATGATTGTGGGCAGTGTTAAAGAACATCCATTTGAACCCAGCAAACTTATCTGGAACATTGCGGCAGATACGCAGCCTTCAGACACATTGACCCCAGTAACCAGAATTGTAAATCCAGATGACGCTTCACCTGGTGACGGATTACCTTTTGCGGCTATGGGTCAACGTTATCTAATAACTGCTGAAACTCCTCAGGGCGAAAATTACTGGGGTAACGCAAACATTATAGCAAGTCCAAACGATATTATTGAATACACAGGTAGTTGGGAAGTTGCTTTTGATAGTTCTGTTTCTGGACAAGCTGAAGTTGTAACCAATAACTATACGAACAAGCAATTAAAATGGGACGGTGAAAAATGGCTGAGTGCTTACGAGGGTGTTTATAATGGAGGTTTCTGGCGCCTCTATCCCTGATGCTACCACAGCGGCTGGTGTATTGTTCCTAGCTCGCGACACTGGCAGATGCTTGCTACAACTTCGTAACTCAGACAAACGCTTTAAGCATACCTGGGGCTTCTGGGGAGGCATGATGGAGAAAGGTGAAACACCTTTTGAAAGCATACAGCGAGAGTTGCTAGAAGAAATAGGCTTTGTGCCTGATCTACAGAAGCTCAACCCCATGGACATCTATCAGAGTCGCAACAAAAAGTTCTATTATTATAGTTTTGTATATGTGACTGACACAGAGTTTATGCCAAAGCTCAATCCTGAAAGTGCGGGCTATGCCTGGGTAGACATTGGTGTGTGGCCCAAGCCCTTACATCAGGGTGCCTATGTAACATTAAGTAAGAATAGCGGTACTGAGAAACTACAAAAGATTTTAGATATTGCTAGGACCTGATATTTTTGTTCTTGGTAACTGCCTGATCTAACACACTCAAATCTACTCCCAAACTTTCAGCATAGTGTATGAGTGCGGCTGTGTCCTTGGGGAAGCAATGTCCACCAAAGCCAGGTAGTCTGTCAGGTCCAGGAACTTGCATGTGAGTCTCACCCATTCTGGGATCGCGCATCAGCATATCAGTAAAGTTTTCCCAGGGTATGTCAGTGTGGGAAGCATCATACAGACTACGAAGTTCGTTAAAGAATGTTACCTTGGTAGCAAGCCAACTATTGATAGTATACTTGAGCAAACTAGCAGTAGTGAGGTCAACCTTAAAGGTGGGCACTACTCTGACGTTGCTATGGTTGACATAAAGCCGTTCCACATACTCACAGTCAGTCCAGTCTCCTCCCAGGATCTGCATATTGGGATTTAGGAAGTCCTGTAGCGAGTTTGCCTCAGTTAAAAACTCTGGATTGTAAACTAT